GGTGTACGTATGAGCATTGCAGTGCCTTTATATGGATTTGGTGCCAGTGGCGGCGGTGCAGGCGGCACCCTTACCGTCACAGCCCCGGCGAACGTCACCGTGTCTGTTTCCAAGGACGGCAAGACAAAGACCAAGAACTCCGGCACCAGCGGTGTGGTGGTGTTCAAGGGACTTAAAAGCGGGACGTGGACGGTTACCATCACCGGTGACGGCAAGACTGCGCAAAAGAATGTTGTGGTCACAACCGATTACAGCACGGCAATCTCGTTTAGCACCATCCCTGAATTTACCTACACCGGCAACTACAAGATCGTCAACGATTCCGACGAGCCTATTACTGTATCACAGGACAACTGGAAAATCCGATTCCTCACATCTGGCACGCTGACATTTACCAATCTCAACGGTGCGGAGGGTGGAATTGACGTCTTTCTCGTCGGCGGTGGCGCTGGCGGAAACTATAGTTATCGTGGTGGTGCCGGTGGTGGAAGTGGTTACACGAGCACGACGCAAGCTGTAACTGTTCAAGTAGGAGTAAAATATGACATTGCCATAGGTGCTGGTGGAGCAGGCGCAAAAACCTCTGGTGGTAGAGCTGGCGGTGTAACTTCAGCTTTTGGCAGTATCGCTAATGGTGGAGCAACTTTGTCAGGTAATGGTGTATATGGTGGAGATGGCGGCTCCGGTGGTGGTAGTGGCACATTAAATCAGGACAAAGACGGTGCATACTCCAAAGCAGGCGTTGGTGGTACGGACGGTGCGAATGGCCAAGGTACGCATCCTGGAACTGGTCAAGGAACTACGACCCGTGAGTTTGGTGAACCCAACGGAACCTTGTATGCAACAGGTGGAGAAGGTGCAGCTGCCAATAACATTATACCAGACCCTGTACCTCAGAACACTGGAGATGGTGGTAATGGAGCTGGTGGTAGCATTGAATCTACCCCAGGCGGCTCCGGCATAGCCATCATTCGCAATGCAAGGGGGGCTGCATAATGGCAAAATCAATGGCACTTATTGAAAACGGCGCAGTTACCAATGTTCTGTGGTGTTCCGATTCCGAGCCTCAAACCGACAACCTCGTAAACCCCGCAGACCGCCCCGTGGCAATCGGTGATACTTACAGCAATGGTAAATTCTATCGAGACGGAGTGGAAATCCTCACTCCGCTGGAAGAAGCGCTGAAAAAGAACGCCGAATACGAAGCGGCTCTGCAGGAGATTGAAACCGCTCTGGGGGTGAATAATACGTGACCATAGAAGAACGCAAAAACGCTATCCTCGCAAAAATCGCGGAAATGAAGGCCGCGGGCGAGGACATGCAGAACGCCTTGACCATTTTGGAGGTGAAGCCGGATGAAGACGTGGAGTAACGGAGCCAAAAAGCGGCTGGTGGAAATCCGCGCCGCCGAGGACGGGGAGCAGGATATGCGCACCATCGCCGCAAGCATCGCCAAGCTGCCCCCCGGCCAGCTGAAAAAAGTCCTCACCGACGACATCATTGCCATTCTGGCGAAGTACGGGGTGGTGATTGCGTGACCGTCAAACAGATTCAGTGCTTGCTCACCTATCTGGGCTATTCTCCCGGCACGATTGACGGCATTGAGGGCAGGAATACCCAAGCGGCTATTCAGGCGTTTCAGTCCGACTACGGGCTTGCCGTGGACGGAATACCGGGTGCGGCTACCCAGAAAATGCTGATTGGTGCTATCGCCGGGACGGCGGTGAAGGTGGAAAAGCCGGAGGACAGCACCGCGCCAAAGACCGGGACGTTCTGGGACGATATCCGGTATTTTACCCGTGAGGAATTCCGGTGCCAGTGCGGCGGGAAATACTGCAACGGCTTCCCAGCAGAACCCGCAGAGGAAACCGTCCGCATGGCGGATGAGATACGCCGTCGGGCTGGGGTTCCCCTGAATGTGAATTCCGGTGTTCGGTGCAAGCGGCACAATGCCGAGGTGGGTGGGGTATCCAACTCCCTGCACACCACGGGACAGGCCGTAGACCTCTCAGGGGCTATCTCCCCGGAGAAGCTGTATGCCATATCGCAGGAGGTGCAGGCCGAGAAAATCCCCGGGCGGGGCGGTCTGGGGCTGTACGGATGGGGCATCCACGAGGACAACGGGAAGTACAGCCGGTGGAACGGCTGAGAAGGGAGTATGCCAATGGAAGAAACGGAAATCGCCGGGAGGCTTTCTGCGGTAGAGCAGCGGAGCAAATCCAACTCCCACCGCCTGGACGCTCTGGAAAAGCACACGGAAGCGCTGAACACGCTGGCAACGTCTGTTGCTGTCATGGCGGAGAAGGTGGAAGTTACCGGGGAGAAGGTTGACGGCCTCTGCACGGACGTGCAGGAGCTGAAAGCCGAACCCGGCAAGCGGTGGAAGGGTGTTGTGGAAAAGGTCATCTACATCGTTGTGGCCGCTGTTGTAGGGTTTATTCTTGCCCGGCTTGGGCTGGGCTAAAATTTAAGGAGGAAACAAAATGTACGAACTGAAAGACACCATCGAGGGCATGACAAGCGCTGACTATAAGGAGCGCTTTAAGGCCGAGTACCAGCAGGTAAAAATCCGGTACGACAAACTGGACGCAATGACCGTGAAGTACGAGGCTGGAACGTTGCCGTTCACCCCCAACTGCTCGCTCGATCTTCTGAAGGAGCAGAAGAAGTACATGGGGAATTACATCCGTTGCCTGAAAATCCGCGCTGAGATCGAGGGCATTACGCTTTAAGGAGGAAAACAAAATGATTAACTGGGTTGTACGTATCAAGAACAAGAACTTCTGGCTGGCCGCGATTCCCGCGCTGCTTCTGCTGGTGCAGACGGTAGCCGCCCTGTTCGGATTTACGCTGGACTTGGGCGAAATCGGCGACAAGCTTCTGGCCGTGGTGAACGCCGTGTTTGCCCTGCTGGTGATCCTGGGCGTGGTCAATGATCCTACCACCGCCGGTATCGCTGACAGCAAACTGGCAAGAACCTACAGTTCCCCGAAGGAGGACTGATGTGATAAGTGGATAAAGTCCCGTGGAATCGGGTGATTCTGGATGAGTTCTGTTCTCTGGCGATTCTTACGCCGCTGGAGGAAAAGATCATCCGCACCCGAGCCGCCGGATGGAGCCAGACAAAACAGTGCCACAAGTTTTGTGTGTCCCAAGCCACTATCACAAGAACGGTTAAAAAGTTGCGGATAGAATATGAATTGTGCAGAAAGTACAGTGACAAGCTCCCTGAAAATCTGAAATTCTGATTCTGCGTGACGATTTATTGACGATTTATTGACGAAATCCCGACGAGTAGATGATGATTCTACCGTCGGGATTTTTGTTATTCTATAGGTAGAAGGTGGCCACCTCCTAATATTTTGAAGGAGGACTTCTATATGTCTCTAAATTTCACTGCTGCTGACCGCGTGGGCGGTATCGGCGGCTACATCGGCGGCATTTCCACCCTGCTGGGCATGGCGAACGGCGGCATTTTCGGCGGCAACTGCTCCGAGGGTGACCACGTTGTGAACCGGTATGAAGCAGGACAGGCGGCTGAGATCGCGGCGCTCAAGTCCGATATCAAGCTGCGAGACGCCAACACCTATACCGACCAGAAGATACTGGACATGTACCAGTATCTGGATGGCCGTCTGCGTGGCGTTGAGGGGCAGATTTCCGCTCAGGCGGTTGTCAATGCCCAGATCACTGCAAACCTCAGCTGTATGCAGAACGCCCTGAACACCCTGTCCGGGCTGACCAAGACCGTGATTCCCATTGGGAATGTGTGCCCTGAACCGATGCCCGCAAAGAACAGCTGGACTGCGCCCACTGCTGCCGCTGCTGGCTAATCCAAACGGGGCG